TGGCTGTCAGAGTCATATCAAAAACGCGAATTTAATCATAGCTACGCCACACTGGACTTAGAAATTGCCATGGCCTTACTGGATGGTGATTTTGACTGCTGGGAGATTATGTCACAGGAAATGGCCTCAGCGAAAAAAATGATGGCTGACAGTGATGAAACATGGCGTCGCTGGTCTACGCAATTTCGCATCAGAACCGATGCCCTGTCTATCCCGCGTGAAGATATCTTTCGGGTGGTACGTGCAGGTAAGCAACGTCCTGAGTTCCTGACCGACTCTGGCGCAATGAAGGCATTTATCAACCATGCGTTGGGTGATACTGCTTCTTCCGATGAATTACCCGATACCACAGACAAACCTGTGCCAACACCAGAAACTACCGTCACAAATGACTCTGCCGGTGAACCTAAGACTCAGCAGGCCGCCCCTGAAGTTAAAGAAGCCAAACCCCGCAGAACGAGAAAAGCCAAACCAGCCAAAGAGGAAATCGTACCAGAACCCGAAGAAATCACGCCAGAAATGGATACAGACGTACCAGCAATAGCGGAAACCGTACCGGAAACTGACAAAACCGCACCAAAAATGGCAGCAAATGATGAAGGCACTCTATTACCTCCAGGCAGTCGCCAGAACACCAGTAATGATAATTTCCAACACCGGGCCGATCTATTGGAAGAAGCTATCAAGGCACGGGGGAATGAACAACAGGCTAATCTCCGCATCTGGAACGCCGTTCAGCGTACCGATCCGCGTTTTACTAAACCACTAGAAGGCATGGGTTATAGCGGTACCAGCATCAACAGTAACTATATGTTTATGCGATCCACTGAAATATTTGGCCCCATAGGTAAAGGCTGGGGGTATGACATTTTGGAAGAAAAATCTATTGATGGTATTCCCATGACTGAGCCCGTTCTGGATGAACGCAATAAACACATCGGTACCCGTTTTTTGCGTGATGGTGATGGCTCATTAATTTTTACCCAAAATCACTCTATCAAGATTGTATTCTGGTATGCAGATGAATATGGCGAACGTTCATCCTTCATCAGTTATGGTGCTACGCCCTATCGCTACCAATCAAGTTATGGCCCTAAAGCTGACGGTGAAGTGCTGAAGAAATCCCTGACCGATGCCATTAAAAAAGCCTTATCCATGCTGGGGTTCAGTGCCGATGTCTTTATGGGTATGTACGACAACCCGGAATATCTGGCTGAAAACAAAATTGAATTTGGCATCAAGGCGGCCAGTGACAAAGCTGAAGATCTCACCCGCTTACGTAAAGAGCTGGACGAGAAGTTTGCACGTAATACCGAGACCATGAAAACGGCGGTCACTAAAAATGAACTGAGAGGCATCACATCCACGCTAACCCGTGAAATCGATGTACATCTCAAGAATGCGAAATCTATCGGTGACAAAGAGTATGAACGTTATCTGTCAGGTCGCTTACGTCGTTTGACTGAAATCGAAAAAGCGTGTGTAACCAAACTGGAAGAGGCAAATCAATGACCACCGCAATTGCGTTAGCTACCGATTATGACCAACTGCAAAAACTGATATCCACAGGTGAATTTTCGCCGGAAGCCATCGCCGACACTCTTGAAGGGTTAGAGGGTGCTTTAGGTGACAAGCTGGATGCGGTCATGATCCATGTCCGTAACCTTGAAGGACAAGCCAGAACGCTGGACGATGAAGCCAAACGACTGGCCGATCGCAAAAAGTCCTTTGAAGGTCAAATCAAACACCTGAAAAAATATGTGTTGGATTGCTTGCTAAAAGCAGAACTGAACAGCCTGAAAACCACGAAAAACACGTTCAGTACGCGTCAGGGTATCGCCAGAGTCATTATCGATAACGAAATGTTATTGCCTGACGAGTTAGTGGATGTTCAAACCATTACCGCCCCAGATAAAAAAGCCATCAAAGAAGCGATCGAGCGCGGCGACACTATACCGGGTGCGCATATCGAAATTGGGGAAAGAAGTTTACAGGTTCGTTAACAATCAGATTATGCCCGGTGATCCGGGCATGGAGGAGCACATTATGGCAGCAAGACTTGAAGTCAGTATCTTTTATAACGAAGAAATCGGGCAGTGCGAAATAACATGGTCAGCGGACAAAACCGAAGATTTTTCGCCAATGGAAAAATCCACATTGGACCAACTGAAAAGTGCTTTGGTGAGCCAACTCAACTCTGGTATCCGTCACGGTCAAGTGCATTGAGAGTGTGTACATCATAAAAATACCCAGACCAACAAATTAAAAGAGGCCAGACCCATGCTTAAACATCAACATAAACGTTACCAACCTGTCACGATCACTCTGCCCGATGGTACAAGCGTCCAGATCATTGCTGACCGCCGTTGTGCCATCTTCTACGACTTCCCGCCCGAAGTAAGAATCGAGCAGGTTGATAACCATCAGAAGGCGGAGAACGGCAGTTCATTCCTCACCCGTAAACCTGATTAAGCATAATCAGAAATTCAGCCACGTAATCACTAGCATGATGGTACATCCACCAAATGGAGCACCATCATGCAACTCTGGCAACCGGGACAACAACTATTAACTGACTTCGATATCAAACTGGGACGATTAGCGGCCAGCGTCAAAAACACGCCCTGTGATCAAGCGGATATTATCCGCGCCTGTGACACTGCTGATCGGATTATTATATCGATAATGAGGCAAGACCAAGACCATGAAAATAAATCGCGGAACTATTTCACATGATAAATTAATGAAAGCCAGTGCGTGGGGTAACAGAGAATTTGAAATAGGATCAATACCTGATAACCGAACCATTAAACGATGGATAGAAATAGGTCAATTAAGAGGGAAAATTGTCGATGGTTCGGCATGGGTTTATTCATCAGAAAGATGGGGCGTTGATTCTCTTATTTCATCACAAGTAAACAAGTTAATAAAAGATTCATAAAATGGCTGGACGTCCAAGAAAAAAAGAATTCAGGCATCTACCTAACTATCTTTATTTTGATAAATCCAAAAATGAATATCGGTTAACTCTTGTTAATGGAAAGCGTAAGTTTATTGGTGGCGACAAAGCAGTCGCTATCGCTATTGCCAGAGAATACAACAATGTGATGAGACCAGAACAATCCGTCTGCATTTCTTCCTTACTTAAGGAGTCAGGCGGTAAATTTGGTGAATCATTACCTTTCTCTGATCATGTTGATAAACTCTTCGACAGAATTATTTCGGATGAAAAACCCGCAGCAAATACCCTTGCTGACTGGAATAACAATATTGAAAGGGTTAAAGCGTTTTTTGCTGATATTCCGTGTATGGAAATATCTCTTGAGCATGTTAACGAATATCTCAATAAATACCATGCAGAGGCATCTGCTAATGTCCAAAACAGAAAGGTATCTTTTTTAAAGAAACTCTTTAGCTATGCCGTTGATGAGTCTCTAATGTTTGATAATCCAGCAGAACGCAAGAAACGTAAACGGACAGAGAAGAAAATGCGCCGCCGATTATCACTGGAAGACTTTAAAAAGATACGTATCGCTGCAGAACCGTGGTTACGAACAGCAATGGATCTGGCACTGCAAACCACTCAGGCCAGATTAGAGGTTTCGCGTATCAGATACAACATCAAATCCCCGCAAGAAGGTGTTTGTGGTTGTATGTGGTATCCAGAACCGCAAAATGGCATTTATGGGATGCTTTATATTCACAGGCAAAAAATTCAGGATAAAGAAGCGTCTCACGTTGCTATTCCTATCGGAGAGAAGTTAAAACAGATTGTTGATGATAGCCGGGATTCTATTGCCAGCCCGTATGTTGTTCATCGCTTACCAATCAAGCGTCCGAACAAGATTAGCTCAGAAGTCCATCATCCTACTCAAGTTGCACCAGACTATCTGAGCCGGGCATTTTCGGCGTTGAGAGATAAAGTGGGTGTTGCTGCACATTTGCCGATTGCAGAAAGGCCGACATTTCACGAGATCCGTGCACTGGCTGCACACATGTTTAAAACTAATGGATTAGACCCACAAGCGCGTATGGCACACAGTGATGCAAAATCAACAAAAGTCTATACTCAGAACCATGTTGAATGGGTAGAAGTCCCTCACGGAGAGATAGCCATTTAGTATGGTAAAATAGAGCCTAACCCATTGATGTATAAAGAACGAATTTTGCAGATTATGCACTGTTTGCAAAACCAGTGAAAGCGCCTTAATCGCTTGCTACATAAGGCCTTGAGAGCGAAATAATCGCATTCATGGGGTGTCGGGGGTCGTAGGTTCAAATCCTATCATGCCGACCAAATTTCCCTAGAAAAACCAACCTATTACGGTTGGTTTTTTTATGCCCCAAATTTGCTTGGTGTAAAACTGGTGTAAAATGGGTGTAAAACCCTCCGCAAAAACACTGATTCACTGAGCTAAAAAACAATCATATTTTGATTATCTCCTCACTCAAATTTACCCACCTATCTATTCCCTAACTTTTGTGCTTTACAATTACAATGAACGGTCATCAGTTTAATTTTTCTATTGCTTTACCCTTCCCCTCACTCCGGCTGTTCAGGCCAGACGATATCGGGGGCAGTGGAACAATCCACCCGGTTGAGCAAGACACGGTATTTCTTCCAGGCGAGCAGTGCGGCTTTCTCTTCTTTCGTCGCCATGTCGAGGTCAACGGCATCCTGCCCGATATCAATTTTCTCCTTGGCTTGAGATAAACGGTAGCGCTTCTCAGACTCAGCCTGTTGTTGTAATTGCGCCGGGGTCGGCGGAAGAGGGTCTGCCAGAACGGGATAACCATTGCCATCAGCCACAATCCGTTTTCCATTCGCCTGCCCATCAAGTAATTGATTGTGCAAATCATTACTGATAGGTTTAAGGTCAGCCGGGTAATTCTCCGGGTCATCATAAGGCCGGTAAACAAATCCCGGCGCTGACGCACTGTAAAAATAATCATAATTCCTGTCGTAATCAGGCCATACATTTTGACGTATTTCTTTGTTATTCATCGTGTCTATCTCCCAATTGCCCACCATGCCACCGGATATCTACCTATATCCCCACCTTCGGTTTTTGATGCCGCATAGAACTGAAAGCGGTTTATCTGGTAACCAAATGCATTGTCTATACGACTTCCCTGACTATTCGTGTTAGTTACCAGCACCGCAAAGCATTCATTCGAAAACGCACGCGGGAAATCAAAATTTCCACCGCTGACACTGAGCGCTCCATATTGAAAAATGATGCCGCTTGAGCCATCCTGCCACCACCCTTTATTACCCGCCATAAATTCAGCGGCATTCTTTTTACCATAATGCCGTTTAATCCAGTGACTGATCCAGCCATCCCACTCGGTACCATGAATATCTCCCCATGGAGTCAGTATCGCCGTCCCTGCATGAAAGCCTTTATCAGCGCTCATTATTCCCTTTGCTGAAATATTTTCCTGAGATAAAATATCGCCATTCACCTCTCCCCCAGTACGGCGATCCAGTGAATGATGCGCCCTGTCCACCGTATCCCGCAGCCCAAGATTGTTAATGAATGTATTCTTATCCTCGATATCTTCCCCGTTCTTCTCTTTCTCAAGGCGGTTGTTGGCGTTATCGTTGACCTGATTCAACGCCGTATTAGTGGCGTAATCGCCTTTGTCTTGTTTGGTGTTCAGGGAATCGGTAACCGCATTCTGGCTCATTACCTGTGTTTTACTGTTGCCGACTGATTGCACCACATCAGAGCGATTGAGCTTTTTGTTTAACTCATCCAAAAGCTGAGTTGTGCTCACCTGTTTCCATGCCGCACTCACTATCTCAGACGATTCTTTGTTAAAGTTAATTTTATTATTGTCCGTCAGACTCTGAAACTCGCGGGTTTCATCATCAGACTGCAATATTGCCCCTTTGGGATAACCGCCGGTCGAATCGGCATATTCCTGCGAATACTTAAACTTTCCCCCCTGAGATAAGTACACAATATTGTCTGAAATCTGGTTCAGAATACCGTTAAAATCTCGCCCGCTGGGAGGTAATCCACCTGCGGTGACGGGCATCATGGTGATTTGCGGGAAGCCTGTATCCCATGTGGCCTTTTGGCTGGGTAAGTCGGATTTGTAATTGGCAGGTATAGCATCTTTCTGCCCGTTCTGTGCGAAGGGCTTAGGGATTAAATTAGGGTTTTTCATTGTTCACCTTATTGTGCAAAAGCGGCCTGACCGAAAGGCTGAAAGCCCGTTCCGTAGAAGCCGAAAAATTCACCCGCTGGCAGTTCTGCGATAGAGATCTGAACCCCTGACGGATGCGGTAAGATGTGGTGGTGGTAAATCAGGTTCTTTTCTAATTCAGATAACCGGTATTCAAAAACATACCGGGCGGTCATGTGACCGGTGATCAGGTAATAAGCCCGGCCTGTAAAAATACGACTTTTCAGGAACCGGTTAATATTTGGCGCGGTGGCATACAGAATGTTCGAGTGCGCTTTCATTAAAATGACATCCCGGTAAGTGGAATCATCCATCTTGTAGGACATATCAGAAGCCCCGCCACTGTAAAAGGGGGACTGGTCAAACGGGGTGTATTTCTCTGTCTCCTTAAAGCCGAAATAATCCGCATTCGGATCGGGTATGGATAAATCCCTGCCAATGCCGACAATCCGCCCCCAGATATCCAGCCCGAACCCTTTTGCCGTAAGCACATTGACTGCCAGATGATAGAATTCGTCTGTGCTGGCTCTAGGGTCTACCGTGTCATTAAAATTATTGAGGATGGTGCAGATAGCGGGGCTGTTGGCGTACTGGCTCAGGAAGGTGTCTTTTATCCCAATCATGACGCTATCCTTATGTCATCCACCGATAACACCGGGAATTCATCAATACCAAACTCCAGATAATTTGCTACCGCCTCGCCTTTTCTGGCTACCTGAACCGCTATTAACCGCTCAGTCGCAGCTTGGGCCACAACACAAATGTAATCACTGGCAATCAGTTTCTTGGCAATGCGACCTTTTCCTCGGCCTGTGGTGAATTCATTCATGACCGCCTGACGGATGGCTTCTTTGTCCTGATGGGTCAGCTTGAGCTTATCTTCAAAGGTGATAATAAACTCCACCGGGATATGGTGAGGCCGGATGAATGTCACCTCATAGCGGGGTGGCATATAAGGGAAATTTTCTGTGTCCTCGTATTTGACCGTATTATTGCCCACAAACGAGCAGCCAGACCCGGCTTTGCTCAGAATATGCCGGGCAATCTCATTATCATTGCCCCCCACAACAGACACTGCGATGGAGTTGCGAATTAACGGATAATTGGTGAACCCTACGGTTTTTGTTTCGTTAGAGGGATTATCGATAACGTAACAGTCGATCACGCCTTTGATATTGCCAACCGCACCCTGTGTAGCGGCATTGGTGTTTTTAGCATTGACAGCTACCGACTGCTGTCGTCTTAGCTCAAATTCCTGTCGGGATTCGGCCTCTTTGCCCACAATGGCGGCCTGTTTATTGATAACTGAGTCTACCCCAGCAACAGCCTTCACAATGCGATTAATGGACTCGGCAGCCGCTTCAATTCGTCCAATAACATCACAGTAAACATGCACAGTGACGAGTCCATCATCACCGATTGTGACTTCCGTCTGCGTACTCCACGTCCTCCCGACGTTATCAGCCACCTGAAAGCCAACCGGGATAGCCGTATTGACCAGCCCATTAACCGTGATTTCAGCAACAGACTTGGTTGCCTGTTTGCGTTGCAGGAAATAAATATACCCCAGCGCATCCTGCATCAGGCCGTCAGCGTAACGCGGGTCAAAGTTGTTCAGGAGATGGATAAAGAAGTTACGTTCGTCAGTGATAATGGCAGTTAGCGTGGTCACTAACTGACCTTGCGGGGTGTTCATGTCGGTATTAAGATTGTCACCAAAGCACCCTTTGAGTACCTGCCACCAGCCGTCAATGACTTCCTGTGTAGGGGGCGCTAATATCCCCTGCGGAGTAATTTGTAGTTTTGGGATCATAGTTCGATTGCTCCCTTGGTTCCGTTAATGTCCGTAAAAAGTATTCGTCCCCTGACCACCCTGTCATTGGCGGTGCTGAGTTCCGCTGTGGCTGACATTACCCCCTCGACCGACATCGCTGCATCCTCTAAATACTTGCGGTACATCGCCAGTGAATAGCGGTTCTTGCCTAAGATTTCCTCCAGATACGGAATGCCGTCACCCTGTGAGTAATACAGGTCTTTCACAAAGACCCGGCAGGCATTAGCCACTGACTGCGCTCTGGCGTACTGATCTGAGGCCATAGCAATGTTGCCCGCCGCATCGAGAGTTAAATCCCATGTGGCAGGCATTAGAAATAATGTCCGCATGATTACGCCTTCTGATTAGGGGGGCTGGTATTAGAACCTTGCCCGTGTTCGGGGTGAGTATGAGTGTTATAGATTTCACGCATACCAGCCATTGACTGGCTATTGATGGTTGTGTTGTCGGTGATATTGCTCTTGGCCTGAATGGTGCTGGTCGTCTCAACCGGCGCATCCAGTACAATTTTAGTGGCTTTGACGTTCACGATGCCGGTGGACACGATATCCATTCCGCTCTCCAGAAAGTGGATGAATTGGCTGGGTGCGCCATTCAGTAAGCCACCGAGATAGAGACTGTCTGCCATGTCGTATTTGCGTTTACTGCCCGGTGGCGCTGAATTCTTGGTTCTCTTCACCTTCGAGATATCCCGGCTGGCGGTAAAGCAAAAGCCCAAATCCCCCACTTTCGGGTCAAGAATGACGGCGTTCTCGCCGCCCTGATAGCGAAAATACGGCACATTGTAGACGGTGGCATTTTGATAAATATTGCCTGCCCCATCGACCTGTTGCACCAGTGGCAGGATATCGACATACCCTACCGGGCCAACACCGCCGCCGTGGATTTTCTCTACCCGACAAATGGTCACGGTGCCTATTCTGCCAATCAGCGACCAGATAATCGTCTCCTGACTGAGCGCCCCGCCTGCGGTGGTTTGTGGGTCATAAAGCAATACCCGTTCACTTTTTGATGGCGGCATAGTTTTCTCCTCGTCGGCTGGCTGAGACTTCCATCGCCCACTGTGCGGAATCCTGCTCGGTTTCTAATATTGTCCTGATACCAAAGACCAGCCAGTCCCCGTTACATATCTTTATCAGGCTGTCAGTAATACGCACGATACCGCCGAACCGGACGAGCGGATCATAGAAGCATTTGAACTGCACACCGAGATTGGTTGGTATGGGGTAACTGATTAGGCCTGTTTCCGGTGAGATGACCGGTATTTTTAAGGTGCGCCGGGGGCTGTCCTTGTAGGTAATGGCTACGTTTTTGTCTTCGATATACACATCCAGATTGGCGGCATGAGCCAACTGGCGGATTTTATCGATGTCCGTGTTATGCAGGTACGGATCAGAGACTTTTACGCTGACCCCGTTAGACTCAAAGGTGTATCCCATGCGCTGGCAAATTGTTGCGATAATAGCGGCAACATCGTGTTCACCTTCGTAACTTTCAGCATTCACCCCCTGCATTTTATCCAGCACGGCAGTTTGTGACTCAATCACCAGTGATGCATTCGGCGCATCACCAAAATCAGGGTAGGCAAACGTGATACCACCTCTAAAGACCTGTGCTAACGCCTCACCTTCCTCTCCGGCCTCAATGGTCATCATATTGCGAAGCGCCTCAAAATTACCCCACTTTTTGCGCAGCAATTTCTCCATGATTTCAATAGGCAGGCCATAAGCTTTCACCCGCGCGTAAGGTGTGATTGCCCCGTTGCCGTAGTTAATTTCGGCGTTAATCCGAAGTCCGGTGGCGGAGAGCTTATTCTGACTGGCTGAGGTGAAGGATTCGTCTTTGCCTGAAAGCGTGAGGGTAATTTTGATTACTTTTCGATTAAATTTCATCGTTCCATACCAGTTTATAGCGGGAACCCAGTCCGGTGTATTCCGGGTCAGTATTCCCTTCAATGTCCACAAAGACCAACCATCGACAGATATACGACAGATTCCGACAGACACGGTTGCACACCAGATACTCACCGTTCTTTTGTACCGTGGCGAAAATGTTTCCCAGTCGGCTCTCAAGTGTCAGGTCGATTAGGTCTGTACCAATCGTGAATGAGGTTGTTTGGTTGGGTATAGGGGATAAGGTAATTTCAACAAGCATTAAAAGAACCCCCCGCCATTAATTTGTTGCCGCCCCATCTCTAGGAGTTCTTTACCCTTATCAAGGGCTTTTCCTAATGCACCGCCGACTCTTTCGCTAAAATCCCCAATCCCCTTTAATTTAGTTTTTCTGCTATCCAGAATGTCATCCAGTATGCCGTTCACTTCTTGCTGCTGCGCTTCCACTTTTTGTGTCTGGTCGCCGGTGTCTTTCTTTTTGGCATCGTCCGGATTCTTCACTTCTTCTTTGTCATACTTGACCTTTACTTCCCTGACCTCTTCCAGATGGACATTGACCTTAATCAGCGTAGTACCGTCTTTGGCTTCCCGTGCAAGGTCATAGCCGACAATCGCAGCATTGATGTAGACAAATTCCGGCGTGACAACGTGAAACTTCAATGTGCTTTTCGCTAATATCTCAAGCTGAGACAGGAAAGCGCCGCGCTCCAGTGTACCGCCTGAGCTTTTGCTTAACTGAACCGTCACTTTGTAAGGCTCACCGACCTTGTTATAAGAGGCAAATGAGCCGTTCTCTATCGGGGCACTTACAACCCGATACTGGTTTTGGTATTGCAGCGATATCACACTATCTGCCAGCAACAGAGGGATACCATACTGATTGAATATCCCCCAGTAGTTGCCGAACAGTGTATTAATTAAAGCTGCACCACCCAGGCTAATCCCGGCATCAATTGCAGCGTTGGGGACACCCTTCCAGTTAGGGATATCTGGCTTTCCGAACATAGTTCACCCCGTTTTTGGATGTAAAAAAAACCGCACTCGGCGGCCTTAGAAATGAAAAACCCGCACGGAGCGGGTTGTTATGAGCTGACTACTTATCGTGCAATACGTTCACTGGCTATTTTATAGGCTTTCGAATCTTCCCGTTTACCGACTGCTATTACCCAGATCACAATCTCCTCATCTATCACCTGATAGACAAGGCGAAATCCAGAAGCGCGAAGTTTGATTTTAAAGCAACCCGTTAAATCACCGTGCAATCTGGCAGACTCAATATAAGGGTTATCCTGTAGCTTCCGTAGTTTCTTTTTAAACTGCTCACGGATACTACCATCCAGCTTTTGCCATTCCTTTAAAGCACGCTCGTCAAACTCAATGTTAAATTTCATCGAGATTTACCCGGATACGTTTAGCGGGGGTTTTTAGCCGCTCACGTACGACATCAAGAATGTCCTCATCTTCATCTTGCTCTGAGACCATCACGGACACTTCTGTAAACGGTAGCTTCTCATTTTCTGCTACATAGCGCAGGAAGAGTCGCATAGCATCGGAAGGAGAAAGATTCATTTTTTCCAATGCCTGATAAGCACTCTTTTTAAGTTCTTCATCCACTCTGATCTGAATTGTGCTCATAGTATCACCATGTGTAATTACGTTTGTATTACATTGTATGTTATTTAAGCTATGATGCAATGGATTTTGAGAGAATTTATGCCATCCGTGGCTTAGTGTTTATTTTGTTAATGATTCTTGTCTGAGATTATTTAGAATTCGGGTGTTATCAAAAATGTTTGGTGTAAGATGATTAGTTAATCTCTGGAGTATTGATTGCATCATCCCAGCGTTAAATGCACTTTCTCTTGGCATAGTGTGAAAATCCTTAGCCCGTTTATGTTCTGCTACGTCTAAAAGGGGGTAGATATCATCCATAGCAGCACGACACATCATTAAGTAGTGCCATGACCAGCATAGGGTGATTAATTCATCATCGGATAATTGCGACTGTATTTTTGGTGCGGGTAATTCTTCTTTTGATAACAATTCACCCTCCAATGGTACTCGTGCAGCCAAAGAAAGTGCTTCTGTGAATTGCTCACTCTCTATTTCTTTGTAAGTACATCCAAAGTGAGTTTTCAGAGCTGACCACATGGTTATCATCGCCTTGGCTTGACTCTCTTTTGGTAACGCCTTGCCACGATTGAGAACCAGTTGTTTGATAGCCTCTTGCTGGTCTGGTGTTATGCGCCCTGCTATCTGTTTGGGCTGTTTACGGGGTTTGACTTCTATTTGCCCCGTAACAAGTGCATCGTAGGCGCGAATTACTTTCAGAGCGAACGCAGCACTGATCCACATGGCATAGGAGTAAACAAGTTCTTTGCAAACGTACGTGCCACCATAGCGACCTTTTTTTATGAATACAGGTTCAAAGGTAGAAAATCCTACCTTTGAAATTTCTTCAATTAAATCGTTAGTTTGTTGAGTATCAAGCCAATGGACAGGTTTATTTTTTTGTTCACCACCGGATGCAGTATGTAGATCGTTTAATGAATAACGACCATGTGAATCTTGGTGAATAGTAATATCAGAGATAATAATTTGATTGGTGTTATGTGACTCACGAATTGCTATACTAGTCATGTCATTTAATCCTCGTCGATTAACTGATATTAGAAGTCTCACTTGTCCTTAGCAGGTGAGGCTTCGCCACTTTCTAACTAATAGAAACTCCGTCATTAGCAAGGCTTCTCTCTAACCTTTTCAATATCTCACTATTTAATGATCTGCCTTCTTTTTTTTGCTGATGCCTTTAATGCTGCTTTAATACTCTCAGGAATTCGAACTCCTGTTGGTGGTATTTTCCTTGCATTCTCCATTTTGTCACCTCGATTTAACTACACTGTGTAATTTATATATTACATGGTGGTGGTTTTATGTCAACAAAAAAATCACTACACTGTGTAGAAAAAATTTATTAGGTGATCATAAATATGAAAGGAATGCGCGGTATTCCCCCTACTGGAGTTCGTCTACCTGACGAGCTAAAAGAAAAGCTACAAGAGAGAGCCGCAAAAAATGGACGCTCCCTTAACTCAGAGATAGTAATGATGCTTCAATCAGTTATTGACGAGGAGTTACAGCCTAAAAAAATTGACGAGCTAGCTCAACTTGAGGCGGATAAATTTAAGGCTGCTCTGTTAGAAACATTAAAGAAGATGTCACACGAATAAGCCCATGATAGGGCTTATTTTTTAGCAGGTTCTACTTGCTGACTTTGAGTCGTTGGTTGGGGTGATGATGAAGTGTTTTTACCAGATATAATCCAACTGGACGTCAACATGACGGCAGACATGATAATAGTAACCAAGGTTAACCCTATCGATGTTGCCCACTGTGTTGTTGTGAGACTTGTTTTTAAACCGTCGATTTTCCCTTCGACTGCATCTAATTTACCATCGATCTTTGCTAGTGAGATATTAAGATTGGCAAACAGTGTAGTTTGTTGTCCTTTCCACTCCGTCATCTCTTGCTTCATTGTCGCAGCAACAACATCAACCTCAGCTTTATTAGCCCTCAGGAGGGCTTCAAGTTCTGTCTTGCTTAAGCCAGTAGACATATGCTCCTCCTTATTACGTGATTCCACATTGCTATTACCTTTATCATACTCGCTATGAGGATTTTGATCTAAATCTATCCACCCAATAACATATGCAACATTTCCTTCCTCCCTAATAGCTTTACTCATTTCTGGCACTCCCTTAATTTTCCCTCAACCATTCAACGATTACTGCTACCGAGAAATTTATTTCATAGGCGCAATTCGAACATACCGCTCTAAAATAATAATCTTTTATGTGAAATCCATCAGAATAGAACGCAGGGTAGCGCCTTACAGGTAACAAGAATCTAGATCTAGTAGCCTGATTAGGCTCATAATCACCAAAGCCGAAGGGAATACTTATTTTTTTGCTTTTGCATATGGGACAGACAACGGACTCATTGACTCGATCAGAAAAAAAATCGGTCAGTGTTTCTGGCTTAATTATCTTTAATTCTGTAAGCAATTCCTCTTCACTATCAAACAAAATCTTCATAACACCACCCAATATTAAACATTTTTTACATTTAACCACCAAGTCAATATTAGGTGTTACTGATTATTTGATCAGCAATTTCAGAAAGTGTGAAGATGTAAACAAAGACTCATGGCAATAACCCCCTTATGGGGCTATTTCCCCGCTGGAACACTGAGATTCATTAGACTCATAAACCCGCCGCTACCACAAACTACGTACTCAACAAAAGCAGACTGTCCTTTTTTGAGTATTTTTTGTGTATCCTGTTTGTCCACCTTGCTCAGCTTATCGAATCCAGTAGGTATAGCGAAGATTTCATTACTCAATGATTTAAATTTAATGAGATCAATAGTGTTGCCGCTCTCAGAATACTGAAAACCATCAATCGTGAAGAAACCCTTACCGGATTCGCATCCCTCTACAACCTTATCAAGATTGTTAATGCTAGCCGTTTTGGTTACTTTATTTACAGTAAAGCTGGGTTCTGCTAACGATGGGAATGTTATAGCGGTAAGCAGCAGAGTAATAAGAATTTTCCTTAGCATTTTAGACCTCAAATCCAATCAACTTGGTTTAATTATAGCCGTTATGTTGAAAGAGAAAAGACATCCCTGTCTCAGTTTCCTTTAACTCATTGATGTCATAATCTGAGAAAGACTCAATCTTGCCGCCTCACCTGCGTCCGTTACGGTTCCAGTCACCGTATTTGCGGATGTGACTACATTAATATCTCCGTTAAGGTCTACTTTGACATTATTAGTTGCACCAGCCATAGGCATATTGCGTATTCTTTCGGTTTGGGCAAGAAACTCATGGGGTGCGTTCATGTCCATATTGGGTATAAGCGGCTGATTCATTCTCGCTTGGAAGTCAGAAAGTGACTGTACAATTCCTTGAGCCTTCCGGTTGTTTTGTTCCTCTTTCATGAGCTTTTTGACTTTGGGAATATATTCGCGTGTTTCTTTTGGCATCTTTGCCATACCTTTCTCACGCACTCTGCCTTCTCCCCAATTATAACCAGCTAATGTCTCATCTAATTTACCGCCAAATTTTTTAGATAAATTACTCACCATTTCAGCGGCTGCATCCGATGATTTATACCAATCGAAAACATCATCACCTTTTAGTCCGTATACGGCAGCAGTTTTTGGCATAAATTGAAATGGCCCCATAGCTCCAGCTTTCGATACCAAATGCCTATGTCCTGATGATTCGGTCATTGCTATCGCATATAGTATTCCCGCAGGCAGCTTATATTTCTTCTCAAGCTCCATAAAATACCCTCTCATGGCATTGAGAGCAGCCTGACCTTTTAGCTTATTGGCATTCGGGGACACCGTTAAGCTCATCAAGAGTCATTTCACCGCGCTGAACTTTCCGTTTGCGTCTATCGAGATCAGGATCGCCTGTTGGAATATCGAGGGTGGTTGGGGTGATGTGGTGGCCTGTTCCCTTGCCACGATTATCTACCCACTCACCATTAACCCACCTGGCATCACCTTGACCTATCGCAGCCATTCCCGCATATTTCCAGTTTGGGGCAGTCCTGAATCGCTGGAACCAGTCATACTCACCAAACACTGAATTAAGCACAGCATCGACATAATCAACACTCGCATACGCAGCGCCAGCAGCTAAACCAACGGCTCCGACTCTCCCTACCGCGCCTAATTTTCCGGCTTTACTACCAACCTTGGCGGCTTGTTTGCCTATCCCTTTAATGCCTCTACCCACTTTAGCGAATGCTTTTAAAATCTTACCTACCCAGCTCACAGCAATGTAGGTGGCAAAGCCCGCAAAGGCAGTTTTAAGAAGATTAAGCTCACCATTAGTATCAGTGAACCACTTGCCAATCGTTGTCCCTTTGAACCATTTTTCCAGCTTCTCTAACTGCTCCATGATCCAGACGAATGACTTGTGCATTGCACCCCAGTCAAAGAACGAATCCTTGCCTTCTTTCCAGCCTTTGTAGTCGTCATAGAGAAGCCATAACGCAGCAATAAAGGCAAAAATTAAGCCAGTACCAGTGATTAACGGAGCAAACAGAGCTAATACCGCTAAGGCGGCTCGTGCAACGACAGGGATTAAAATGATACCGATAACCGCAGCCATTCCCTGAAATAGTGTTATGACTGTCTCTCGATTCTTATTCAGATAATCAAGTAATCCCGTCACCATCTGAGATAATTTTAGTAAGCGCGGTATCAGATAATTCGCCACCAGCGTTTTCAGTCCTTCCCATTGCTGACTAAGGACAGCGTTTTGTTCCCTGAGTTTGCGGTTAAGCTCCAGTTCTTCTTTAGTGGAGATAACAAGGTTCTTCTGTGCATCCAGACGTTTCTGAACAGCCTCTTTGCCTTCAAGCAAGATTGATTGTTCCGTCATCCAACCCCATGTGTTTACCGATGTTATAAGCTTGTGGGCGTGGCATCTCAGCCATATCTAACAGAATGTCATCCAGACTGCGGAGTTGACCTTGTGAATCCATTACAGCCACTTCCAATGCATTAAAATAAGTCAGAACCTGAGCATCACCTACAGTCACCAAATCCCACAGTGATTTACTTAAACCTGACATTGTCGCCGCCATGCCATCAGCACTACCGCCCGTCTGTTCTGCTGCATTCTGCCATTTTTTAATGGTCTCCGCGCTCATGCCGAGGTTCTTACTCAAGAAGTAAATCTTGTCATTGGCACTTGATATTTCGCCAATCAGTTTCGTAAGTCCTGTCGAAACAAAGATAGTGGTGAACAGTCCGGCTAAGGCTTTGACTGCACCGTTTATCGCCTTGTCCCAGTCCTGCGTTTTCTCTGTCGTCCCTTTGATATTATCGGAAAAATTCAAGACAACATTGGATGTATTTTTGGCTGACTTCCCCACGTTATCGGTGGATTTAGCCAGTTTTTGGTTAGACTGTTCAAAGTCTGTGGTACTGCCTGCGGCTTCGTTCACCCCATCAGAGAGTTTCACTACCGCAGTAGATGCGCCATCAGCCTTTTTATCCAGATCATCAAGCGCTCTGATTGCCTTGTCAGCATCACTGGCAAAGCCGTTCATATCCAGTTTGAGTGAAACAAGCAATGTATCGACGAGGGTAGCCATTTAGCTCTCCTTTGGGCGTAAAAAAACCCCGCATTGAGCGAGGCTGTATTTATTTTTGCTATTTACCTAAAAGACTTCGTAAACACATACTATTGGCGGGTACAGAAATAATATGGCAAATATAGCGAATGCCTTTTTATTACCTTTATTTTTTGTTTTAATTGCTGAAAAAATACAGGATATTCCAGCCATCGCAGAGGGTATACCTAAAATATATCCAATATAAAAAATATAAAGGTCATAAATAACTTCCATTCATAATTCCTTAGCAGTCCATTGTCATGCACCAGAATATAGCAGTAATTCCACTCGCTCACTATCACCTTAATCGAGATTAATTGCCCGCTTTTTACCACATCAGGCGAGGTGGTTCCTCACTTACCGTAATTAAGGGAAAGTGATAGGTTGATTGATCCATAAACAAAATGAGGCATGAGAAGAATGGCAAGATTTACTGTTCGTGTAGAGCTACATAAAGCTGACTCAGATGATTACGATACCCTTCATGAGAAGATGAAAGCAAAAGGATTTAAGAAAACCATCTCAGATAGTGATAGTGGAAATACGTATTCTTTATCATCCTCTGCGTGCTCATAGCCCGTTGCCCTATGAAAGAGCTTTGCAGCCACCTCACCGTCAGCAACCTGCTTCCCCTTTTTTAAGGACTCCAGAAACCCAGGGTGATCATGCTTCCAGTTATTTAATGTGGACTCGCTGACCTCGAAAAAATCAGCCAGTTCCTTATCGGTGTAGCCCAACAAGCACAATTTGCGTGCCTGCTCGGCATACGCCTCTTGGTATTTAGTTGGGCGTGCCATGTCCTTTCCTTATTCAGTCACTGCATAAGACTTGATACCGTTCACTTGATTGAGAGGAATGGTGATAGAGTCAATCCCTCTGGCATTTTGATAGACGGTTAAATAGCCACCATTGCGTGGATTGAATGGTACTTCGTATTGGCTATAACCAGTGATAATTTCACTTGCTGTGAATATTTCAATTTTCCACCCCTTGAGGAATCTTGGTCTTTTCGTATCCTGTTGTGTATCACTACCAATGCGACCCGTATCAACATCTTTCTCTGGAGCTTTATTAATTGGAGTATGGTTGAATCTCGCCTTTGCCATAATCAAATCAGCAGCACGTTTAATTGCTTCACGCTCCATGCACCACATAGTTGCATTATTTATAGGTGCTCTTTTCACCGCATATTCCAGCTCAATACTAGCCACTATTCTCTGAAGCTGTTCTTGAGACGGCATGATAAAATCCATGCTAATTAACCCTAATTGATCTTTCATTATTCACCTCATTCAGAACAAACAACTGGCTCGGTTTATATATCACGCCATTTAAGCGAGACCACTCCCGCCCAAAACTTATACAAACCTCTATCAAGCACCCGTTTTAGGATGATTTGCAGGATTTTGTATTTTTACTTCTTGGGTTTCTCTGCCGAATACTTACTCGCCCATGCTTTGGCGATACTCAGACAATCATCAAACAACTTACCTTTCCTGCTAGCTGAGGCTGAACGGCGGTAATGTTCTTTTGCCCAATCGCTTGCCATCCCTGCGATAGATGAAGAAAAGCCGAGCTTGATTAACTCGGCCTGTACGTTCTTTTGGATAAATTGTTCGTGATTCATGCAGGCTCACCCTCGTCATCAGGGAAGTCATCGAGTCCCGGTAATGTAAGCTGAGTAAGCTGTAATGCTAATTTCGTGGCATCCTTAATGCGTTTAATATCCCTTTTCCGTTGAGCCATCAAACCGCTACCCTTTTGACCTCGATGCTGGAAAGAAGCTTTATCAAAAGCAGCTATTAAATCATGCATCTTTTGCCCTGTAAGCTGAACCATCGCAGTAACATCAAGTGCACCGATATCAATGTTTGATTCTTTCTCAGCGAGATCCAGTAACCAAATGCGAAGTTCTTTGGCTACCTTAGTTCGAGAGAACATACCAATCAGATATGCACCACGAAGAGAGTACAATCTGATATCATGCAAAAGATTGTCGTAACCTATTGATTCCTCCGTGGTCCTCACTTTGGCAGTAGTGCTCATGCTCTCGGTAAATTCATCTTTATGCCTACTATAAAGGTTTGCCACCTTCTTGCTGTCTTTGTAACCCAGCAATTCAGCCAGATGCTCACCTGTAAACCAGATCTTCCCGTCCTTATTGTCAAATGGAACGATTTCATGTTCTTTGAAAGTTAATGCTGTACTCACGATGCTTATCCTTACTTAGGTAATGAACCTTTGCCGCAATAGGAGATCAGCCCATCGAGTAGCATCAGTTTTAGCTGATTCCTCAAAGGCTCATTCCTAAATAAAGGCTCGATGTTTAGATTGGCGCTGCGGTGCGCGGTGAAATTCAGATATAAAAAAACCACCACGGATGTGATGGCTTGGGGTATTCCTTTAACCACTCAGGGAATGGGTAAAGAAATATTGGGTTTAGTTTCAAGTGTTAATCAATTGTTAAGCATTATTCGCTTGTTGTTACGGTGTAATGGGGTTATCAGGTTTTGTGGTAGTAATGCTGTAAACGATGCGGATAATCATTATGAAAAAGTATCTTCTTCTTTGCCTAGTGGCAGGCACTGCGCTTTTAGCATCAATGCAGATTTATGCTCTTCCTGTTCCCCCTGAGTGTCAAAAATACGACGCCAATAGTCCGGAATGGACAGAATGCATGATTGCCGCAGGAATATGTAGTCGAGCACCTGATGGTACTGTAGTTTGCTATTTTTAATAAACTAGTAGGACGGTAGCATCCCCACCGTCCTCTCACCCACACTGCGTCCTAACATACTCCTGCCACCCCAGAATTATTTGCTCTGGGGTGAAGGTGGCTCATGAATACTGTTCCTCAGCCCAGTTTTTCCAGTCAAATCCACATTCACATTTGCCAGCACCATCCTGAAAATCAGCATCAAGACCACATGTCGGGCAGCAAGGCACTTCAACTGTTATTTTTGTTCCTACCGGCCAGCGCTTAACGTCAAACGTGATTTTTTCTGCGGTGTCAGATTCCATATCGCCATCGCAAGAAATTTCAATAAATGACTTATGTTCATCGCAACTATCACCGGAATAAATATCTGCTTTTACTTCACCCCATGACGTTGTTTTGTACTTAATATCGCTAATTATCACAGCTATACCTCACTTCTCTGCTCACGTACTCCTGCAAATATCTCAGTTTTGCCCGGTCGTTGATGATGCCTTCTCGGATATCGAGAACAGCTTGTCCAGTTTCTCTAGGGAGTTCGACGGTGGTTGCATGGCCCACGCTGCCGGAGGAAGTGGCTTCAGACACAGGACAGGTGGCTTGGATGCGCAACTTGCGACGACCAGCGGCAACATCAGCCCGAAGAGTATCGATTTCAGTCTTGGCATTGGCGAGTTCCTGAGAGTGTTTGTTGTCTAGCTCATGCAGCATGTCAATGTGCGTGTTTTGGTAGTTGATTCGGTCGGTCAGTTGCTGGATTTCGATTAGCTGGTCGTTATTGATACCGAGCTGTTTCTTATATCCAGAGCGATAGAGGTAAGCGGCACCGGAAGCAATAATCAAAGCAACAATAACGCCATAGGTGAGATTGAATCTCATGATAAAAACATCTGTTGCTCAGATGCCCTACGTTTAGTCAGACCGTTCATCACCTTACCCGCTGCCTTATTCCATCTCAGGAACTCATCGGCTGCACCTTGATAGTCACCCGCATTGAGTTTCTTCAGCAAGGTAGAACGAGCAAAGTTACCCGCACCACAATTGAAGATAAACGAGCACAGTGCATCAAACTGCCCCTGACTCAGTGCTACCTTCACGGCGGATTCAAGAGTGAGGTAAATAGGCTGAAGGTCATCATGTAGGAATGCTTCGGCCTGCTGTTCGGTGATAACTTGCCCCGGCTTGACGTCTTTCGTGTGACCGTAACCAATCGTCCACGGAATGCCTCCAGTAGCCGGATCGGGATAGGCTTTCAGTTTCAGGCCTTCATATTGCTTGATGCACTCCAGACCTTTAGTGCTGATTTCCATCAGAAGTGCCTCCCGCCTTCTTCTCCGCCGCTTTACGCAGCCATTGACCAATAAAGTCTGTCCCCAGATAGACAATCACCACACTACCGATGTAGGCCAAATCAGGATTCAGACCAAACAGATTTAATACGTCACGAATGAACCAAGCGAACATGGCACACATAAAGGCATCGATGGAGACCTTTAACCAACCGCCACCGTGATAGCGACCGCGAAGAAATGCCATCGTTCCTGCAAGCGTCGCCAAGATACCTTGCTCTCTTACCGACACAAGCCAGTCACTGAGGTGTACCCAGATAGTAGGATCTTCTTTCATCTTCATATTTCCACCCCATCAGAACAATGGGCGTCCGTGGGGTGAGTCTGTGGTCGCCCCTGTGAGTTGTAGTGAATAGGTTGCCAGCCGCAATAGGTGATACTGAGGTTATGGGAGTGATTGCGGTGGCATAAATAGAAAAGGCCGCATAAGCAGCCTTGAATTCAGGATGTAGATTGAAGTTATTTCCACGCTAAGCAGATATGCCTCTTTACTCCGTCGTTTGGCAAAAATATGGTTCTTAACCAATCATAAAGTAAATCGTCATGATGACCGTGATAGGTGTACAAAGCAGTGAGATTGGTATTAAAACCAAATTCCGTAACATATGGAGCACTAATATAATTAGTCGTACCATCAACAGTGATATAAAGTTTTTTCTCAAGTAATGATTTTATTTTCTGATAATTATTTTTATTAACAGGTACAGTAAGCATCAGAGAACCATCATCCACACTGCCTGTTTTTCTACCGGCATAATAAAATGACATGATATTTTCAATATACTCAATATCTGTATTAAATCCAGATAATAGACCAAAATGATATGAGTTGTTTTCATATCCATATTGATCCAATGCACCACTCTCCCCTTTCCAAAATCCTGAAATGATATCAAAAGACACCATGCATTCTTTATCTATCAATGGCTTATTAACATCAGACATAAACACCTCACTTTATTATTCGTTAAAGGTCATTTCATCCTACTGCTAACTAGCCAGATAATATTACTGAGGTCAGGTTCTTATCTCAATTGAATAGCCTGTAACAGAATCAATACGCCTTAAAATAGGGTGGCGCATGATAAAGTTTATCTGTTAATCGAGTGCGTGATTCAGTGAGGTGTATATTTGAAGTTTGGTGCTGGTATGGGCTTAATCTGTGGTGATCAGCATGTTGACCGAAACACTTAAAATAACACTTAATATATTGATTTAGCTACGATATAGGTATTGATCGTAACGTACACTTTGAGCTGTAAACTCTAAATTGATTACTGGTAGATACAAAAAAACCCCGCGAGTGCGAGGCTTGGAATTCTATTTTATTTCAACGAGAGGCAATAACCCATCGTTGGGATAACGATAGGCTATTTTTCCGAATGATGCAATATCTATTTACCAATTATTTAATATTAATTGGAAATTATTTCTCTTTTTGTGAGTTTTTGAAGTATAGAATCAGCTCTCTCTTCTTCTTTGAAGCACTCCGTTACCAGATGCTCAAACAATGGTTGATATTTGTCGTAACAGGTGGTTTTGGATGCTTCCGTGAGTGGTTTTAATGCACTCCATACGTCTTTAAATTTCAATCTGGAGTACCCACGCCCTGAACATTTTGGACAGATCTTGTAAACCGGAATACCCAGTAACTCAGTCTGCTCCCTATCCAGAACCTCCCCCCGACCATTGCAACGGCACGAATGGCTCGCTTCACCTTTTCCTTTGCATGTCGGACAAGCTACTTTTACCACCTCTCTCACTTCACGAGATTTAGCGTATGATGACGGGATAATTTCCGCCCCCATGCTTAAATTAGCTTTAACGAGCATTCGCTCACGCCAGGGTGTGTATGTCTTTGTAGAAAACACCTCCGCCTCGATAAACCCGTCATCACAATCCGAACACGGCTTCTTACTGGCTGCACTCCTCGCATAATCCTGAAAGGCATAATTTGCGAGTATTCGCAGGACGCTTTGCTTAACATTCTCATCGAGTTTTGCAATTGCACTGTGCTTGTGAACCTGCGTCAGTGCATACTGATAGAGGCTCTCCACTGCTTCATCGGGCTTATTGATCCCCTGTTTCGCCAAAAACAGTTCAATACCCATCCTCGCCTGAGCGGACGCCAATCCTAGTGAGGCCATAACATCGGTAATTGAAAAGGAATCAGTCGCTGTTGCTGCTGGAGAGTCACTAAACATGATGCTCTTCGGTGAGAAATACTTGGGTAATGATTCTAATTTCATTTTATCCTCAGATTTGCCTTTGCTTTTCTTACAAAAGTTGCGATGCCAGAACGACTAACATCAAACTTTTCTGCCACTTCTTTTTGGGTTAACCCTTCCGCCAACAGCCCCAGAATTAATGGCGCATCAGTGGGGTGTAGCTTGTAAATTTTGCTGTGAGTGATGTTATAGAATTCAGGGCGTTCATCATCGCGTGTTGTCCACGCCGGACGCTGACCCCGATGCTTCCCGCACTTTCCAACTGTCAATCGCCCTTGCGGTCTTTGGTTGATTGCATAGTGTTCTTTATTCTCCAGTCGACGCTTCCTTGCGTAAGCCTGAGCCTCTTCGAAGTTGGTGAAGATCATGGCTCCAGCTCCCATATTTGAACGTCAAGCCGCCCTCCCTTAATCACGTCACCTCTCACCATACGAATGTCATCAATGAGGCTGTCATCAGCAATGACGCCACTTTGCGTAAGTGAATCAAGAGGAGCTTTGAATAGGTTGTCTAAATCTCGGTTGCGTCTATCTGGCGGGTTGGCGACTATTTCGATTCTTAATCTGCCTGAGAGTTGGTATTGCTGATTGGCTAATTTGATTTGTTGGATAATGAGTTCTGTGTATTTTCTGTCCTTATCACTCTTTATTTTTCTGCCTCGAACAACAGCGTAAAGGTGATTATTTCCGGGCGGCCACGGCAGTTTTAGATTGTAGGATTTCAC